CTTCCTCTAAGATCATTAAGTGATATTTTTCTGCCGTCTTCATGTCCTCTCCCTTCTGATGGTTTTCTTAAGTGAGATACAATAAAGATCCCTATGTTTACTTCTTCTGCAAGGGATCTCAGTTTAGTCATCAAGTTATCTATCAGTCTTCTTTCATCCCCACTCTCGATACCACTAACCATAATAGAAATATGATCAACGATGATCCAAGAAACATTACAACTCCTAGCCAAGTACCGAATGCGGTTGGAGAGAACGTCCCCATCCATACTTCCCCAATGATCATATAAAAATAGTCTCCCTGTGTTTAATGTTTTTTCCCATATATCTCGTAAAAATTTTTCCTCTAAATTATCCTTCAGATGAAGCATTTCATTGGCTTCAATCGACATGAAGTCAATGGCTGCTTGGCGTACAGATTCTTCAAGAGCAATATAACCAATTGTTTCTCCTTTTGAGAGAAAGTATGATGCAATTTCCTTAACAGCGGTAGATTTTCCAGCTCCTGTCCCTGCACAAAACGTAACGAGTTCACCTTTTCTAGCTCCTAACGTAAGGTTATTAAGACCCTGCCAAGGATACTCCATATCAGCAGCTTGCATGGGAGTGTTTACCAGTTCCCAAGTATCCTCACCAGCGATAATTCCATCCGGTCTATAAACTGAGGCTCTGAACATAGCATTGATAAGATCAGATCCTCGATTAGCTAAGAGCATTTCATTAGGATCTTTAAGTGGTAGGGATGCTATCTTACATTTTCCAGGTGGGAAAAGCTCTGCTACCTTACGAGCTGCATTGTTTCCTTGAGAGTCATTGTCAAACATTAGGACTATTTCTTCAAAGCTGCCTAACAACCACTCCAAGTCTTTAGCTATAGATTTACAAGCTGATCCTACACCATTTGGGATAGATACTACAGGGTACTGACAACGCTGAATCTCAGCTACAGATAAGGTATCTATCTGTCCTTCTGTTATGATAATACGTTTACCTGAAGTCCAGCATTGTTTTCCCCATAAACCTAGATCTCTAGTTTCCCCTAAAATAGGGAAGTCTTTATCTTTAGTTCTTAGCTGTTGAGCTATGAGTTTATTGTCCTTGTCAAAATAAGGAGCAATATGAACCTTCTTGTTATTATCGTAATTTACTTGATACTTGAAAAATCTACAGGTTTCTTCGGATATTCCACGTTTACTAAGGGACTCGTAAACACCCTGTTTAAAAACACCGTTGGATTTTGGTATATCTTGTATAGGAGCTGAATCATTACCATGCTCATAATAAGAACAGTCATCACCGAAACAATACGCGTGACCATCTGGATACCTCCCTAAGTTATCTTTAGAACCACATTTTGGACAGGGTTCATGAGTTACTCCTTGAGTTCGTTCAACCATATATCAGGCACACTCCTTTCCGCATAGATAAATCCATGCTTTTCACACCATCTACCGTAAGTGGTAGATGAACCCTTATATAACTTCTGCCTGGAATTAGAAAAAATGAATCTTAAATCCATATCAGGGTATTGTTCTTGAACTAAGATATGTTTAGTTCTATCTTTAGCCAAGAACCTACCCTTAGTTTCGATATAGATCTTCTTATCTTTTCCCACTAAGATAAAGTCAGGTGTATAATGCTTAGGTACAGGGATATACTTGAGTCTTTCCTTCTCGTAAGAGTAAGCTACACCAGAAGCCTTTAACTGGCTGGCTATGCGTTCTTCTAAGCCACTTCTGTAGCCCTCTTGTATACCCCTGTACCTTTGTCTTTTAGTTGAACGTCTCATTTTCTTTAGCACCAACCTTTAGATTAAGCAATAGCTCATATACAGCCCTGACCTCATGAAAGGCTTCATGTGGAAAATGTCCACAATCTATCATGACTCTTACGTTTACAAACAAAGCTGATAGCTCATCATTTTTTAAACTACGAATTCGATTAGCTATCATTTCTTGGTCCATGTTTCTACAAAATTCAGCATCTGGCATTTTAGAAGTCCTCATTATCTTCATCGGTATCCTCAGAAACTTCTGCTGTTGTTCCCACAAAACCACCTTCATCTTTACCCCAATCGACATCATCTTTCTTAGCGTACTCAACCAAGTCCATAATTCGTACTTTCTGCATACGCATGGTAACACCACCAGCTCCTTGATTAAAAGGAACAGCCTGATATGCTATCTTCAGCTTACTACCAGCTCCCACTTGGTTTAATACACGATTACCAGCAGTATCCAAGAGTATAGGTTTCTGAGTAAAAGTATCACCACTCTTAGTTTTAACTTTAGCTTTTAATTTAAAGTTAACTACAAAGTTACCTGTAGGTTTGTCCTGATCATCCAACTCAGGTTTAACAGGGTTATGCTTCCCACCATCCATCAAGGGATCTACTATAGCTTGAATTCCCTTAACATCCTTCTTGTTAAAAATCATTTTAACTTGGTATACTCCATCAGCATCATACCTGACATCTGGAGTATTCAACCAAGGCCATGCTGCTGTTCCTACTGGTGTTACGTTCATTGGTAATTTAGTAGCCATTTTTATAATTCTCCTATTATATATTTTTCTGCTCCACCAAACTCAGGGACCTTTTTAAATTTACAGTCCCTCCTCATCTTACCTATCATTTCCATTACGTCACTAATACTCCTTTCTTTCATCATTTTATTTAAGTATAAACAATTGAACACTGCTGAGAGTATAGCATACTTCTCAGCCCTAGTAAAACTATCTAAACTATCTACTACTGTCATCATGCCTTGTGCTACCTTTTTAACATCTACATTAGCTACATCAACTGAAGAAGAATTCTGCATCTTTCACCTCTTTAATGTTTAACTTACCGTACTTTGGAATTTTAGGAAATATGTTCTTACAAATAGAAGGAGAAGCCGATTGTTCCTCTGCAAATTTCTTGAGGACATCTTCTTTATAAATGTCAATGAAGGTTATCCTTAAGTTTTCACTTAGTAGTTCCATGTCACAAGCATGAGTCCCAAACGAATCATGGACTACAGAAAAGCTCTGAATATCAGTATAAGAAAGATTTACAGTCTTCATCAGGTGACAGGCATCCATGCTATGAACATAGTTAGGTGCTATACCGTTAGTTTGTTTATGTTTATCTAACTTGTCACCAACTCCATGTGCGGAGAATAAAGAAGCTAGCTTACCATTTATAATTGTCTTAACTTGTTTAACTATCGGTCTTAAGTATTTCTGTTTTACTATAAACCCTGTAGGAACGGTCCAGTAGATAGGTCTACTGTCTTTACTTAAGACTCTAGCAACTTCCTGTAACCAATCCATACCTTCTCTAGCTGAGACTACCACTTCTCCTATAGATTCATAAATGATAGTCGCTAAGTATTTACAAAACACCCATAAGTCTTTATCTTTAGAAATTGTAGTAAAAATTATTCCTTTATCTAGCTGCTTCTTCAGCTCCTCGTATATCTGTTCTCTCATTCCATAAAGAGTAGCACCATAAGGAGTAGTCATAACAGGTCTTTTAACAAGTGCTCTATTGATATCCAGATCTGAAACTATAGCTTCAGGATCAGCTTTTATTTTTTCTATGACCTTATCTTTTACAATGTCATAAATGTCTTGAGGATCATCAGTCACCGTAAGGTTTACAGCTTTTCCCCCTACCTCATCTCTTAGCATAGCTGAGAAATGCTGTAAACCATTACAAGAACCGTCTACAGTAATAGGTAAATGACTCACAAAATCTCTAGTATTACATCTATATTTAACGTACTCACTACAGGCTCTCAGGAACTGCCAAGGTTTATCAGCTTCCATCCACCATTTATTAACTAACGGATCTGTTCCTACTTCAATGATAGCCCAATCATGGAGGTTAGCCCATTCTACTCGTTCTTCTAATGACACCTTATCATGACCGTAACAATTAGCTAGATGGACCTGTAGCCAAGGTAGTCCTGAGTTTCCTAGAGGTTTACCAGCAGAGAACTCCAATAGACCTCTAGCTGAGTCCTCTCCTTGTGGATTCAGGAAGGCTGTATTAGCATACATCCTGCCTCTGAAGTCTATGGTATGAGGAAAGTAGAAAACCTTCTCATCCTTGAATTTTCTGGTAGTCCACATGAGCTGACTGAATTGTATTCTTTTAGTTTTTAACCTGACATTATCTGCATGGATAAGAGAGGCTAACCGTTTCCATTCTATCTGCTCTTCTTTAGTCCCCTTCTTAGGATAAAGATTTGGCATAGTTCTCTCTAGGAATTCTGGAATGACCTTACAGCTTGACCGCGAGTTAAATAGAGAGTCCATAACCTCAAAGACCTTCTTATTAATTCTCCACCCTGTCTCCTGGACTATGTTTACAGCCTTCTTCACCTCCCTCAAGTCTGATTTATCCAGCATCTCAAGGTATGAGTGGTCCATAGTCTTCACTAAGTTGATATTAGTGTAGGTGTAGTAGCCCCCTGAGTAGACTGAGTCCCATTTTCTAGGAGGAATCAGGCAAGGGAGCTTGACAGGATTGTATAATTCACAAATAGAATTCTTCTTATCTATCCATTTCAGAGATTCTTCAGTAGCTTCAAGCCAGTAGACACTCTTCCTTTTTTGACCACTGGTATTATTGTATAGATCTACCTTAAATAGCTTTGTAGCTTCACATACCAGCTCTACCATCATCTGACCTAACCGGACCTTATTTCCAGGAAGCCAATTCTTCCACTCTATTCCAGCTTTATTAGAAGAATGGACCAAGACCCTCTTCTGTTTACGGTAGTTAGTTGTACGCTTATTCAAGTCCCTCATAATTACACCGTAAAGGGCAGGGTTGGAGTCTTTAAAGAATCTGAACCGAGCTTCATCTTCTAAGAAAGACCCCAACTCATTTGCTACCTTTACCAGCTTGACAGGAGTAGAGAGATGGTTCACACAAGCTTTTAAACTCAGGAAGGAAATAACATCACTTGGCAGCTCGAATAATCTCTCTACCGCATCGGTGGGATATTTATAAGGAGTACCTTCATTATAATTTTTCTTTAATTCGTTAACTCTCTTCTCTACTTTAGCTACACCTTTCCTTAAAAACTGAACTCCAGCAGGAGTGGTAGATTCATGTTTACCCTTCTTGGCTTTTCTATTATCCTCTCTGAAACGCTTTACACCAAGAGCCACCATTTCTGCTTCTAGGTCTTTTTGACGTTGTAGCATAGTTTTTTACCTTTTTATAAATTTTTTGCCTCGTGAGAGGCTCTACAAGCCATTATTATGAGAGTAGGTATATGCTAGCACCTACCTTTTCCTCTTCTTCTTGGGTTTATAAAGTTTACCACCATTTAACTTCTTTGCATGATTACAATTAGCACATAACAACTGGTATTTCTTTGGGTTTTTTAAATACTCTGATACTGTTAATTTCTTGCTTGCTTTACCTTTATTTCTCTCTAAATATCCATCATTGTTAACGTGGTCAATATTAAAATATATAGAGTCAGCTATTCCACAACACACACACTTATAACCCATTAATTTATATAAGTCTTCTGTACGCTTTTTAGCACTTTTTTTATTTGTTTCCCTCATAAAAACAAGTCCTTTTTTTTTGCTATACTCAGCCTGTTTTTTTAGGGCTTTTTCTCTATTCCTTTTGTAGTATTCTCTTAGATATTCCTTCCTCCCCATAATTTTATCTCCTTTTCCCTCTAAAATAAGCTTCCAAGTAGATATACGCCAAACCGGTGTCTATTAAAATGAAGCCATACTGTTCGGTGAATATCCACATGGAAACCCACAAGATTTGACCCACCCATCCTACGAGTGGACCAAGCTTGTGACCTAGTGCCAAGAGTCTGATTGCTATTAAAGCCCATATTGATAATATGATCTCAATCCAAAACATTTTTTACTCCATGCCAGTAATGAGGATGCCTGATAAATCTAGGACTTGACAAGTCAAAGATAGAATAGCAACGGTTATCCTCATAAGCTTGAGGACTAACAAAGACCATTTCATTAGTTGATCTAGGTTTATAATTACCC